GGCAAAAAGAAAGCCTGACAATATGCCAGCCCGTAACAAAAAGAACTTTCGGCCTACGAAAGCGGGGGCTGGCATGACAAAGGCTGGGGTAGCTGCATACCGACGCAAAAACCCCGGCAGTAAACTACAGACCGCTGTGACTGGCAAAGTGAAGCCCGGAAGCAAAGCAGCGAAGCGACGTAAGTCTTTTTGTGCTAGATCTGCAGGACAGATGAAGAAGTTTCCTAAAGCTGCAAAAAATCCGAATAGACGTCTGCGTCAAGCACGAAAGAGGTGGAAATGTTAAACCTACTTATCGGACCAATCACACAACTAGCGAGTACGTGGCTTGAAGGAACGGTTGAGACAAAGAAAGCTAAGACTTTGGCAAAAGTCGCAACGGCAAAGGCTGAAGCGACTATTATGGAAAAAAAGGCGACGGGTGAGATTGACTGGGACTTAGCTGCAGTCAAGGGTAGTCAAAACTCGTGGAAGGACGAGTGGTTAGTAATCTTATTTTCTGTACCCCTCATACTAGCATTCATTCCGGGGATGGAAGATGTCGTATCACATGGATTTCAGCAACTGGAGCAAATGCCTCAATGGTACCAGTACAGCTTGGGCGTTATTGTTGCTGCAAGCTTTGGAGTTAGAAGCGCAACGAAGTTCTTTGGTAAAAAATGAAATACATAATATCACTGATAAAAAGAATGTTGAGTCCTAAGTATGTGGGTGATCTGTCACAGCACAGACTACACACGACTAGGTACGAGGATTTGTGTAAGTGAGGAAGCACAGTGGCAGAAATAACAATGGAGCGATTCCTCAAGTGGAAGATACTACCCCGCTTGATGATGATTATGATGTCAATATCCGCTTGGCGGGTAGTGGAGTGGTTCATGCTTCTGCCAGATCCGACAAACGCACAAGCAGGTCTAGTGAGTGTAGTCACGGGGGCCATGACAGGTGCATTTGCGGTGTGGTTGGGACATGAGAAGCACTAAGCTATGGAAGTAATTTGGTCACTCATGCTGACAGTTTGCTCCTTAGAGACTTGTGCTACACAAACAATACAGTGGTTCGAAGAGAAACCCTTGTGTATTGAGATGCAAACCCTCCACGAAGAACTACCTATAGACGGCGACTGGAAATCAGTAACTTACAAATGCACTGTAGTAGGAGCAAAAGAAGTATAGATGTCTATGTTTAAGATGGAAAACACGGGGGGTCACCCGTGGGAGAAAAGCCCGATGAATGCACACGCATACGATAAAGAAATGAAATACGATAGAAATACATTCCTGTACAAATTAATTGAACACGAGGGTATGGTCCTCACTGTGTACGAAGACAGCTTGGGGATAGAAACTATAGGCATAGGACGTAACCTCAAAGATCGTGGCATCACTCCAGAAGAACTAGAGTACATGGACATACCCAACATGGCTATCGTGTACACAAACGGCATAAGCGAGGCAGACGCCAAGTATTTAGCTACAAACGATATAAAAATCGTAGAAGAAGAGTTGTGCAAAGCGCACCCGTGTGTATACAAGCTAGATGCTGCACGACAACTTATCCTGATGGACATGGCTTTTAACATGGGTGTGCCGCGTCTGTGCAAATTTAAGAAAATGTGGGTAGCAGTAGAGGCTGAAGACTTCGAAACCGCATCAATTGAAATGCTCGATTCGCGCTGGGCACGTCAGGTAAAGTCACGGGCCACTAAGTTAGCAGAGGCTATGAAGACGGGAGAGTTATAATGTCTAGGGGTAGACCTGCAGAAGAAAGTGCTGAAAAAAGTTTAAGCTATGATCAGGGAAGTATACGACATGATTTGCAAAGAGGTCTTAAAAATAGTCCCGGACCGTATCCAACTCGTAGAAAAGGCATAATTCAACCAGAACGACCTTCCAAAAAAGCTAGGGAATTAATGAAACAGGGTAAGCCTGTAGTTTTTACATAAATCAATGACAACTCGACGTATACCTCGCAAAAAGGGGCAACCCGCAAAATCTAAAAAGCACAGTGATCTGTACACCGACGAAAATCCCAAAGGGACTATACACGGTTTAAAGTTTGTTAGTGCCGCCGAAGCACGTAGATCTGTAAGCAAGATACGTGCGTCTGGACGATCCCACGCTCACAAGACACAAGCTGCTATAGCTATGGAGCAACGAGCAAAGGCAGCAGGAAAGAACGCCGCTGCCGCTGTATATCGAAAATTTATAGAACAACAAAAGAAAAAAACAAAACGATGATCCACGTCTTTCTCCTGTTTGTCTTTGTAGGAATAGGAGATGACAAAAAACTGATCAGCAACGACATGTACTTCAAAGATCTCAACGAATGTGTATGGTACGCACAAACCCTACACAAGCAAGGCAACCTCTTGACGGCATACTGTGTGCCAAAGTTTATAACGGAAGGTAACGTAAAGGTATATTGATGGACCCGATTAGCGCGATGGCTACCGCATCTGCTGCGTTTGGAGCTATAAAGAAAGGGTTTCAAGTAGGCCGTGACATTGAGTCGATGGCATCTGACCTATCTCGCTGGATGGGTGCTATGTCTGACTTGGACATGCTAGAGAAGGAAGCCAAGAACCCGCCTATATTTAAGAAACTGTTTGCTGGCAAATCTGTAGAACAAGAGGCGGTAGAAACATTCGCTGCTAAACAAAAGGCAGAATCACAACGCAGAGAGTTACAGCAATGGATCGGCCTGACTATGGGCAAATCTAAGTGGGATGAACTTGTGCGTATGGAAGGACAGATACGTAAGCAACGTCAAGAAACCCTGTACAAACAAAGACAACGTCGTCGTAAGTTTGTGGAGATAGTAGCTTGGATAATCATGGGTTGCATAGGTTCGGGGGTTCTTGTTGGTTTTATTTTGTTCCTCAAGGGTGTAGCTGCCAACGCAGAAACTTGGCCTGAGTATGTAACGTGCAGACTGAAGGGATGTAGCAAAATAGACGGGGAAAAACTGTGTATATACCACGGTCCTAATAATACGGTGGACAGTGTTTGGATGGATATAAATGAATATTTTCCACGAGAAATAGAATGTAAGTACGATCCCAAGCACGAAAAACCTCCTACGTTACGCGAGACATTCAAAGCAATAGAAAAGTCAAGAAAATAATTCTTGCCAATAACAGTATAAAGGTGTATAATGTTGTACGAGGATGATACTATGAAACGTCTTGCTTATGAAGCACTTAAACACAAGTATGAGGCTCAAAAGAAAGATGCGCTGTTTGTCTACACTAATTACACAAAGAACCCGGCGGCTATCGGTGAACATCCGGATTTGCTGGAGGAGATGGACAAGGCGGTCATCAGTTGGGCGGATGCTCAAGACAAGCTTGATGCGCTTGAAGATCTTGATAGCGAAACTTAACGGCTACTGATATGGCAAGCACCTATCTCACCCTAGTTAATAATGTTCTGCGTGATTTCAACGAGGTAGAGCTAACAAGCTCTAACTTCGGTTCCTCGCGTGGAGTGCAGACTACAGTTAAAGATTACATAAATCGTTCTATTACTGATCTAATCAACTCAGAATTAAATTGGCCTTTTACACAAGTAACAGGCTCTATCGATGTCATAGCTGGTAAACAACTATACAGTCACGCAAGTATAGCATCTACACTAAAATATGTAGACTACGATAACATGTTCTTGAAGCCTAAGAACTATATAACCAACGGCACATATGAAGTGTCGGGGGCTGCAAGCATAACCGGATGGACAACAGTATCAGGTAGCCCTGCTGCAAGTTCAAAATTTGGTAACACTTTGCTTCTCACTAATGCAAAAGTAACACAAGAAATATCTGACCTCATTGTAGGTCGTTCGTACATCATCTTGACACAAACTAGCGGTGGCACTCTTACTTTGGACGTAGGCACTAGTTCTGGTGGATCACAGACTAAATCTGCCACGTTGACTGTATCGAACGCTAATGAAGTATCCATCAGTGAAACCACATTCACCGCTACAGCAATTACACACTTTGTATCGTTCACTGAATCTGCGGGCGGTGCAGCGTACGTAAAACTTGTAGAGTTGAGTGAAAACATAGAACCCATACCCTTAAAGTATTTAGCCTACGAAGAATACACAGAAAGATATAGAGAACGGGACAATCGTTTGGATGCTGATAAGTTTGCAGATCCTGAGTTTGTGTACACCACCTACAACGATGAGATAGGCTTGACGCCCATACCCGACACCAGCAATAGAACACTGGAGTTCGACTATTACGTTTCTCATACTGATCTATCTTCGGCGACTGATACGTCGATTATTCCAACACGATTCGAACCAGTGATAATTTCCCGTGCAAAATACTACACTCATCTGTTTAGGTCGGATGTGCAGTCTGCACAGTTTTCTTTGAAAGAGTATGACGACGGTATCAAGCGCATGAAGGTAGAGCTTCTCAATCGCAAGAACTACATGAGGGCTGTGTAATTGGCTGATCTATCTCAAGCACAACCTGTAGCGTTTAACTGTGAAGGCGGTCTGATAAAGAACCGCTCTACATTTATGATGCAACCGGGAGAAGCGTTAGAGTTAGAAAACTTTGAACCCGACGTAGAGGGCGGATACAAACGTATTCAGGGCTTCTCTAAGTACGTAACAGCAGTTGTCCCACAAACAGCTAGTTCGAGTGAGCCTATTCCC